TCAAAGGCTACACCTGTTATATCGTTAGTTTTTAGCCAATCACAAGCTGCTTTTAAATCTTGTGTAGTAGCTTCTCCGCTTTTTATTCTGTGTAGAAAGTCCTGTGTAACGAGATAATGTAACTCGTTAAAACTGTCTTCACTTGCTTTTCTGGGTAGTTTCTTTAGTTCTTCCATTTCTATTTTTGTTCATAAGTCATGTTTAAGACATAACGAAGTTTGACATCTGTAGCCCATACTCCGGCATGAAATTCATTTGTAGGAAACTTTACTAATCTATTTCTTAAAGATTGAACAGTTTTACCAGTATCTCTAAATTTTGTTCCACCGTTATTGCTGTTTAAATACAAGATACATGTTTTAAATTTTGGATCGTCAAATGGAAAGTCAGAATGAAACGATCCAGTATGTGGTTCTTTTTGACCAGTAGTAACATTTACTCTTAACTGCCACCAACGTTCAACATTAAGATGTTCTCCTAACGTTTTAAAAGGTTCAGGATTTAATAACCAATAATCGTTACATTGGACGACGTCCTCAGTATGTCTAAAAAGAAGAGATTGAAATTGAACTTCAGCTAAATGTGAATCTGGGTTCAACATCTCACCAAAGCTTTGAATACTTCCATCTTGCTCTTCTATTTCAGCCGTATAATCTATCGGCTTATACATACCACTACTCATCAAAGAAAATGCAAATGGATAAAAAACGTCATCTGGTAAAAAGTCGTCAATAACCTCCACACGATCTCTGATTTGGATGGAATTTACCATTATTCTATGTCTAGTCCTTTTTTAACTATTTGTAATGCTCTGTCATCAAGCTCGTTATCTGTAGATTCAACTAGCTTTTCTAGTAATTCAACTACAAATTTCTTAAACTTGTCGCTTTTTAAGCCTGTTAGTACAAGTGGTTTAATAAGTGCAAACATTATTTAGCCTCCTTTTTAGCTTTTGTTTTAGGGGCTTCTTTTTTAGCAGCTTCTGCTCTTGCTTTAGCTTCTCTTTCCCACTGTAATGTTAGTGTACTCATTTTTTTGTTTTAGGTAAAAGTGATTGAATAGGGACTACGTCAGAACACAAGTGGTATACACGTGATCCGGGTAGCAGGGTAAAACCCTTTTGTTGTAGTTCGGCGCATTTAAGTGCGCGAACCAGCTCAAAATCGAGCTTATTTTTTTGTATCTGACTTTCTGCCATGCGTTCACATTGCTTAGTCAAATCTCTGTTTAAAGGAACTGAAAAGTTTATTTGAAACCCCCAGTTCTCTGATATGACGTAACCATCTTCTGACTGTGGTTCCGTATCGTTGCCCATATAAAAAGGAGAGAAAGTCATCGTGCTTCCATTACACGAAATGTTATTACCGAAAGATTGACGACTTGGTGCTCCGTTATTTTGAAATTGGACAGCTTGATTCGTAACGTTTCCAGTTGCCGCAGCTACTGGGTTACTTGAATTATTGGTATCTCCTTCAGCCAGTACTGGACTTACTGAGAGAATACAGAGAGCGAAGTAGTAGTAGAGTTTATTGTGTAATTGCGAGTGTAATCGCGCTGCTCTACTAAGCCTGCTGCTCTTGTTGTTGTTTCTAGTGTCCACGGTAATGTTGTGTCAGTAACTGTGAATACTGCATCACCACCAGCTATACCAGCACTTGCTGATGCTGTGATATTTGTACCAGACCAAGTATTTAAGGCTGCCCCAAAAACTTGGACTTGTTCTGTCTCCACGATAGTTTGAGTTGTAGTAGTCGTAGAGTTCATACTCCCTGTTGTGAACTGGGGAGTGACTGTATTGGCTCTAGCTATGCTGGGTGATAACAGAGCTAAAAGCAGAATTAGTTTTTTCATGCTTTTAATAAATATTACCTGCGATAGAGATTCTGTCTTCATCGCTTGTAAAAAATGGATAAACTTGATGATTAAGCCCAGCAGGGAATATAACAGCTGTACCGTTATATGTAGGATCTAAGTTGTAATCATAAAAACCTACATGTCCCTCTATAGATGTAGTTACAAATTGGAAACTTCCACCACAAGGTTTTATAGATATATTTCGTGCTGTTTCTAACTCACATTCGTCTTTGTATTTATAAGGTATCTGTACCCATAAAACAAAGCTCATTACTCCAGCATGTCTATGAATTGGATTAAATTCTCCCTTTTTTTGAAAATTAACCCATAATTCTCTGACAGCTAAATCTGGATTCCATGCAAACGTTAACTCTTTAGAAGCTTCTAAAAAATACTTACATAACAATCCTCCATCATCTGGTAAGTCATAACTAGCAGTATTATGTCCAGCTAATTTAGTTTTAGCATTTCTTCTATCTATTTTAGCTATTTCAATCATTGACCAAGTATGGTCCATTAGTTCTTTGGGTAGTTTAACCTCACTCCAAAATGCGTTATCTGGGTGTTTTATTGTCATTTATGTTTTTGTTGTCTTTATTCTTGCCGTTAGAGTTGCCCGTAGATAGTCCAAAAGTTGCAAGTGCGCCTGTAAAAATCGAAGCTACGAACGTGATATCAGAGGATGCTCCTAAAGGTTTTCTGACCATTGGTAGCTCTACATAATTTAAAGTAATAATAAACCCAGACCAAACAACAACACCTAAACGCACCATTGCACCTAGTATTGCCATCTGTTCTTCGTGATCGTCTACATTTTCTTTAAGTTTTTTTAGGAAACCTTTTTTCTCTTGCTTATTTTCTTCCATGCAGTTTTAAGTATTGGTTTTATAGCTGTAACAGCCCATTTAAAGGCTGCTGTAGCTGTAAGAGTAGCCGCTACAGAGACAACCGCAGTTGTTCCAGCCGTTACTAATATTTCATTTTCCGGAACAGGCATTTTAAAATTTGTAAACGGTATGTCTACTTGTCTAATACCTGTTTCAGGTTCTTCTGAAGCTTCCGCTTCTACTCCTTCAGGAGCTTCCAAATCACTAGGAGGAATAACTAAAGGAGCATAAAAAGGAACGTCAGCTGTTGGTAAAGGTATTGATATTGTTTCTATTGTTTCTACGGGTGGTATTTTAATTGTTGGAATATTTACTCCCGACATCCTCCACACCCAGTAGTACGATAAGGACTGCTACCAAATAATTGGTCACGACTATAAGTTTTTAACCCATCAAATATTTCTGGTTTCATAATAAAACAAACTGCCGCTGATACACCTTCTCGTAAAAGTTTTTCAGCTCTATGATTACCATCAAAAATGCAATAACGCCTAGTAACATTATTTTTTTCTGGGTCAAGTTGAGATTCATATATAACGATTGGATATCTAGTATCACATGAGATAATTCTTTTCTCTCTTAATTTTGTCCAAGGTCTTTCAGGATCATATTCCCTTATGTGAATCCACCGTAAGGGAATAATATTTAGATCATTAAAAGTTAATTTAGAAAATATGTCGTGAGTTCTATATGCAACATCAGAATCCATAATAAAAGGATTCTTGTAATGGGTTGGTAGGGGCATAATTAATCGAGTAAACCAGCTATGTCTTTTTGTTTACCTTTCCAAGTTTTAGGTATTTTTGTTTTTACGTTTAATATTTCTGCATCCACTACTTTTTGCTGTGTATCATCACCCTGTCTTGCCCAATAAGCTGCATCCATTTGCTTTTCCCAACGAGGATAATGGACAACTCTTGCGTCTCTATAATCTACATCTGGGTTTTCCGTTACTGAAGTATCGTACTCTAATACATCTCCTTTTTTTAAAGGGACATCAGAGAGTTTGTCATATGGTTCGGCAGGGTTATTGTATTGCGAAACGTTTACAGCTATTGATACTTTATCTTGACCTTTTGTAATAGGTACGATGGCAACTGCGCCATCTTCATATTCTACCGTTACGGAATTTTCGGTAAAATCTGTTACTGTTGCTTTCATGTTTATCTTCCGGCTACTGTGCCTGAGTTGTTAAATGTAATTGATGCTCGGTTAGAAATGTAATATCCGGCTTGTCCACCGCTAGAACCAGAGTTTCCGGGGTTTCCACTGTTTCCGCTAGATCCTCCAGAACCATTACCATGGTTTCCATTATTTCCAGCTGCTCCAGCAGAACCATTACCTCCAGAAGAACCAGTTAAACCGTTTCCGCCAGTGTTACCGAATGTACCGCCAGCTCCACCTGTTCCGCCTTGTCCTCCAGTTCCTCTAGCTCCACCAGTTCCACCTTGACCAGCTCCATTACCGGGGTTTCCACCAGCAGATCCAGCACCTCCGCTAGAACCAGCAGCTCCACTAGAACCACTTGTATTAGTTTGGTTATAACCTTGTCCTACACCTCCGGCTCCTCCGGCTCCACCAGCACCTCCGCTAGATCCACCGGCTCCACCAGATCCACCAGTTGTATATTGATAACCCATACACAACCAGTAATAACATCCACCAGTGTAAGACCATCCTGATTGCCAACAAGTTCCAACATATGATGAACCTGATCTGTATCTATAACAGTCATTTAGACGATAAGTATAAGTACCGCACCAACCAGTTTGTCCACAAGTATATTGAGGTAGTGGGTTTCCAACTTGGTAAGAGTTTCGTCCCTGACCGCCTTGACCACCAGCACCGCCGTTTCCGCCAACACCGCCAGCACCACCTTGACCTCCTCCGCCACCACCAGCTTTGATAGTTGCGCCTGAGCTGTTATTTATGGTAACTCCACTTGTTGAAGTACAAGTTATTGCGTTACCGCCTGTTCCACCATTCGATGTTCCACCATGACCATGTATATGTCCTGAGTTATCAATAACTAATGTGCCAGCCATACCAGAAGGTATAAGGATTGCAGCATTAGAACCAGTACCACCAATAGTTACGCCACTATTAATAATGACTCGTTTAGGTACAGTAGTTCCCCAGTTACTACCAAATACAGTAGCTAGGTTTAGGTTTGTAGTTGTAGAACTATATGTTTGCTGTATTTCGTTAACAGCTGAATAAAAGTTTTGTAGAGATATTGTTCCAGATGTAGGAACGTTAGTATTATTTCCGGGAACTTCTCCACCATTTCTATAGTATTCGGACATAGAGTGAGGGGCAGTACCCCCAAACTCGTCAACTAAACTTTGAATAGAAATAGTACCACTTGCAGGGCATGCCATTACTTACCTCCTTTTAGTTCGTCTACTTCTGCTTTTAATTCGTTTATTGCGTTTATAAGTACGCCTACTATTTTACCGTAGTCAACTGATTTAATTTCTTGTATTTCTTGTGTCACTGGGTTTACATCTTGAGTAGTTAAAACTACTTCTGGTAATACTTCTTCTACTTCCTGTGCAATAACACCAATACCAGCAGAACCATTTTTAAGCCATTTGTAACTAACACCACGTAACTTACCGCAGATACCAAGAGCATCATTGATAGTAGAAATGTCAGTCTTTAGCCTTGCGTCAGAGTAAGCTGTTACGTTACCAGTCGCAGTGGCATTACCAGAACCATCTACAATAAATGTGTTAGTTCCACTAGCGTTTCTAAATATATTTTGACTATTTGCTTGAAAATAGAAGTTATTTGAATGATATTGTATTTTACCAGCGTGTTCTCCTGTCCAAGTACCAGCAGTAAACCTTATATCACTATTAGCAGCAACAGTTATAGCACCAGCACCACCATTAAATGTGATGTCTCCGTCTGCTGTGTCGGCAGTATCTGTTCTTAAATAACTAGAACCATGTAAACCATCAAGTAAATCAGCATCTAAGCCACTACCAGAACCATCTACAGTTTTGACAAGTGTAAGTATTCCACTAGCTGATAACCTAGCTGATGGTACTGTTCCTGAACTTAAATTTGTTGCGTTTAAATAATGAGAACTTGTAAATCCATCTAAATAGTCTGCATCTAAACCGGACCCAGCACCATCTACAGTTTTAATAGCTGTAAGGATTTCAGCAGCAGTCTGGTCGGCTGTAGCTCCTGACTCAATACCGTTTAATTTAGAATGGTCAGCGTCAGTAAACACGTTACTGTCAGATGCTGATTCTACAAGTGTACGAATCTCAGCAGCAGTCTGGTCAGCAGTGGCTCCAGATTCAATACCATCTAATTTACTACCGTCAGATGCTACGTCTCTACCATCAACTGTTCCTGATACTGAGATGTTTCCTGTTACGTTAATACCGCCTGATTGGGTCTCGAACTTTTTACTTGTCCCATGGAATAAAGATACTGAACCTGAGATATCACCTAATAAAATATTGGAACTATCAGCAGCATTATTTATATGTATTGAGTCACATTTTAACTTAAGCCTTTTACCAGAAGCCATAGAGATAAGGGCTTGGTTATTACCGTTATCGTATGAAAGCTGAAAGTCATCATCAGTTCCTAATTTAACGATAGAACTATCTTCTAAATCTACATGACCTGATGTAGCTATATTTTGAGACCCAAAACTAGGAGATATCTTAGTTCCAGCTATTGCAGCGTTAGAAACTACGTTTGCATTTGTGACTGTTACGTCTGTTGGTAAAGCTCCACCAGCAATTTTTGTTGTTGCTATGGAATCTGTACCTAGTTGTCCAGCTATTGAAGCAGAAGATACGTTTGACATATCTTCTCTTGCTAGTGGTCTACCACCAGCTTGTGCACCGTCATGTACTACGGCTGTATCTTTTGTTGTGTCGATAGTAACTTCGCCTTCGGCTCCGGTAAAGCTACTATGTTGCGAGGTTGAGCCTCGTCTTAGTTTTAATAATTTTGCCATTATGCTATTGACCCGAAGTCTAGGGTTAAGTTAGTTGTAGTTATTACGTTGGGTGCGATTGTTTGTCCAGATATTAAAGAAGCAATTTCACTAGCTGTTTGGTCAGCGGTAGCTCCAGATTCAATGCCATCTAATTTTGAACCGTCTGCGGAAACATCTCTTCCGTCAACAGTTTGACTGCCAGTAAATGAAATATTACCAGAAAAAGTGTTTGCTCCTAAACCAGCTAGGTTTCCTGTTGCAGTAACACCACCTTGCCAAGCTGAACCGTTATATACTCTTAATTCATTAGATGTCGTGTCAAAGTAAAGATCTCCTTCATCATTATTACTGCTTGGTGCACTACTTGCAATACGATATCTATTAGCAAAATTGTTTACATTACTAATATTGTTTCCAACTGTATTTACATTAGATATACTACCAGCAACTGTATTTATATTAGATGCGTTAGATACTGCACTATTTATATTAGTTGCATTACTATGTACGCTGTTAACATTAGATATGTTATTACCTACTGAGTTAACATTAGATATACTACCAGCTACTGTATTAATATTAGTCGCATTGCTGACAACACTATTTATATTACTTGCATTAGATACAGCTGAGTTTATGTTACTAGCATTAGATACAGCTGAGTTAATATTAGATGAGTTACTATTAACAGCATTAATATTAGTAGAGTTGTTTGCTACTGCAATTATATTAGTTACATTATCAGATACTGTTTTAATAGGATCATCTTTAACTGTAATAGTATTACCCATACCACTGTGGTTTGTACAGTAATACTGGAAGTTAGTTGGCTGAGTTTCTGGAATCTTAATAGATACCTTTGCACCAGCTTGTCCCTGAGTACCAGTAACAGTTACGTTAGTTGAATACTGTGAACTGCCAGCGTAGAAACGTAATGGATGAGATCCAAGAGTATTAGAACTTAAGTCAAATGTATATGTCCAACCTTTGTATAAAGTTAAAGCTGGTTTTGATACACCATCAATAAAGTATGCTCCGCCTGATGCAGTAACAGTAAATGTTGCTTCATCTTCTAATATGTCTGCAACGATATCTAATGAACCATTAGAACTACCTGTGGTTACAGGATCACCTATTAATCCGAGGTCTTCGGAATAAGTAATCGCACCTGAGACAATAGCAATATTATCAAGAACGCTCTGTGCAGGGGTGACGACAGCCCAATTAGACCCGTCATATACCCGTAAATTATCATTGGAGTTATCAAACCATAAATCACCGTCTTGTAAACTTGTTCCATCTACTCTCTGTGTTGGGGCATTATTTGATATTTGATATAAATCTGCAAAGTTATTTATGTCAGCTACGTTTGCACCGGCTGCCACAATATTAGTTATGTTGCTTGCAACTGTTGTAACTTCAGTAGCTTTAGGAACTAATCTATGGAAAGCATAAGTATGATCTGTAGATGTAGATTCAACTAATAATCCAAATCCTTGTGGAATAGTAGATGTTACTCCAGTAATTAATACCTGACCATTATTTAGTCTTCCGTTAGCAAGAGTGACTGTTCCACTACTAGGTGTCAAAGCTGTTGTTACTGCACCAATACTTAAGATTGCAGATTGACCAGCTGTACCTTGAGGGTTTGTGTTAGGGAAACTATTTTCGTTTGCAATAACAGTAAAACCACCAACGTCATCAATAAGGTCAATAATGCGAGCGTTAATAGCAGCAGTTGTAGCTACTTTGTTATCTGCGTTAGACCATGTAGTTCCACTAGCAATAGTTTCTGAAGAATCCTGTCTAAGGAATAAAGCTTCAGCTTCTGTTTCTGTGTAGTATCTACCATCTAAGGCTCCGCCTGTCAGTTCAGTCTCTGTAAAATATCTGTTGTCTAACTGACCATTATTTAGCTCAGTCTCTGTGTAGTATCTGCCGTCAGCAGCTCCACCAGTTATTTCAGCTTCTGTAAAATATAAAGTATTTAATTGACCACCGTTTAGTTCAGCTTCTGTGTAGTATCTGTTATCTAATTGTCCAGCATTTAATTCAGTTTCGGTGTAGTACCGGTTATCTAAAGTACCAGTTGTGATATGAGCATCTGTAATTTTATCCGCAGCTAATAAAGTTTTAATCTCAGCAGCTGTTTGGTCTGCTGTAGCTGCCGTCTCTATACCAGCTAATTTAGTTTGTTCGGCATCGCTAAACTCGTTGGTATTTGAGTTAGCTTCATATGCAGTTTTTATTTCTGCATTAGTCTGATCTGCGGTAGCTCCGCTCTCAATACCGTCTAGTTTAGTACCGTCAGCTGCTACATCACGTCCATCTACTGTGCCAGAAACTGCTATGTTTCCTGTAACAGTCTGAGCACCACTAGCTAGTGTGCCAGATGTTGATACGTTCTGCGATCCAAAGGCTGGAGTCACTTTTGTACCAGCTATGGCAGCTGAACCGTTTACGTCAGCGTTGGTTATAGTACCATCTACAAGGTTAGCACTTGCTACTGTAATGTCTGTAGGTAGTGCTCCTCCTTCTAATTTAGCTAGAGAAACAGAATCATTAGCTAGTTTGTCTCCATCTATATTTGCACTTGCATTTACATCATCATTAACAATAGATCCATTAACAATGTTTGCTGAATTAACAGTTATGCCACTAGGTAATAGACCAGTAGCAATCTTGCTGTGTGCTATAGCAGCACTTCCGCTAATGTCAGCATCAACAATAGTTGCGTCTTTAATTTTTGCTGAAGTTACAGCCTGATCCTTTATATCAGGAGTTTTCTGTAATTGATGTTGCTCTTGACTTGCAAACCTTACCAAATCGTGGCAAGCGTTTAACTCCGCAGCTCTGATAGACGAACCAGCAGCAAATACGGCAGCTGGTGTGTCTAGATCAGTTTCTCTAAATATATGAACATTCCCGGAACCGCCTGCTGCTGCTGCGCCAAGTGTAACAGTCGTATTAACTACTTTGTATTGACCAGATGTTGGGTTTGTATTTGTTGTGTATGTAAGCGGAGATCCATCAATTTCAACTTTGATATCACTCGCTTTTATGTATTCAATTGAGGTCGAATAGGAAGTGCTCCCACCGTTTTTAAATTCTTCAGTTGTTGCCATTATTTATACATATTTAGTAAGTTATACGTCTGGGAGGATTTGAATTGTTGTGCTGTTTTTCTAGCTTTCTGCTCTTCGATAAGTTTGTATATATCTTCTCTATATTTAATAGAGTTCCAAGCTGCTATTCTAACACGTTTAAATAGTCTATCTATTACTATATTGTGGTAGTAATCTCTTGCGTTATATTGACCTCTGTTGCCTGCTCGTATATCAGCTCTCATAGTTTCCATAGATTCTATAATCTTAGGATCTTTAGATAGTTTTTCTAAGTCTCTTTCTATATTAAATTGACCTATAGCTTCTTGAAACTGAGATCTAATGCGAGGATCGTCAGTTAGATTAGTACCGTCAGGTGCGTAAAATGTAGACATTCTTAGATCATAACCACTCTCGAATAAAAATGTTCTACCATCTGTAGCTTCTAAGTTTAGACTTACTGGACTTATCATGTTAAATGCACGAGTCATAAAGTCATACTGTTTTAGCGGCTTACCATTCAGCATATCATACTTATATGGTAACTCGTTTACACCGGGTATATTTTCTGACAATAAGTTACGGTTACGCCAAGACTGGAATACACCAGAGTTGATCTCACGCATGTATGGTGTAAGTAGTTTACCCATCTCATTACGTAGACCGGCTAGCGGAACTGTATTGTTAGTTAAGCTTGCAAGAATACGATCAGCCTGACCGGGGCGTCCAGCTGCTAAGTCTACAAGTTGCTGTAAACCAGCTAGATAAGACTTACC